CCTGCCACTAAACCACCGCCAGATAATGGGGCGAGTGCTGCTATATCACCAACAACTTGTCCAGCCTGCCTAAATCCAGAAGGCTGCCCTCTTTCTGCTATTTTTTGACCTTGAATATCTCCAAGTCTCTTTGAAAAATCAGTTGCACCCAATAAATCAGCTCCACCTTGAACCGCACCAACGAATCTATCGCCTAATTGCTCAGGAATTCCTTGCAAGAAATCAAGAGCATTTCGTCCACCTTGTCTCAATGCTTGAGTGTCTGATTGTTGGGCTTGTTGTAAGTTTTGTTCAAATCCTTGAGGGGGTGTTTGTGCTTGAGTTTGCGTAACGGCAACGACCTCTTCTTTAGGTTGTTGTAAAAAGTCTTCTTTACCAGTTAAAACACCTTTTGATATTAATTTTTGAGTTAATACCGCCTTAGTCGTTCCCTCTGGAACATTTTTTATAATTCTTCCGTCTGGCAGTTTTATATCAGGCATTATAAATCATTAAAATCAATTATATTAACCTCTTCTTGTTGTGGAACTTCTCCGCCAAATCTTCCGAAATCGTCCTCAAATGCTTGTTTTATCCTTTTTTGAGACAGTCTTATTTGAGCTTTTAAATCTTCAAGATTTTCTTTTAATTGCTCGGGGGTCTGACTATTTTCTAAATTTTGTTTAGCCGAGTTTAACAAAGCTAATTCTCGCTCCGAGACTTGCCCCAACGCTCCACCAGTAGGAGAATTATCCCTCATTTCTTGAAGCTCTTTAAATCCTAAGTTTGCGACGATAGTTTGTATGGTAGCCTCTAAATCCCTTGCTTTTGTGCCTGGTATTTTAGAAAGTATCACCCCCCCTAGTCCAGCTGTAGCACTGTTTATATCTGGTAATACTTTGTTAATCTTGTCTAAAACATTATTTAATTTATCCGTAGAAGACCTGAAGGAGGCTTGAGCTTTGGGGATGTTGAAGCTTTTCTCCACTTCTAATGCCCCCTCTTTTTTTCCACCTGCTTTTGCTGACTCAATATCTCGCTTAACATCTGTAAACCCCTCTATTGCCGTGGCTTTACCAGTGTTAGGGTCGATAAAAAATCCTTTGTTTTCTCTTTTAATCTCCAAAAAGTTTTTTTTCTGCTCTGGTGATAATTGTTGAGCAAAGTTAAATTCTTTAATTGAAGATGGGAGGTTTTCGCTTCTTGTCGGATCTTTTAATATACCAGTTTGAAAACCAATTTGAATAGCCTCTCCGACTCCTTTTTTAAATGATTCTGGATCATTTTTAAAAGACTCTAATTCTCTTGCTGTATCGCTTGAATCAATTCCTAATTCATCTAGTTGCACTAGTCTATTTTGTAAATAAGGCTCGATTTGATCCTCCCTACCTGAATTTATAAAACCCTGCACTTGTGAAGCTCCTTTAACTAAAGAAGTTAATCTTTGTTGCTCTCTAGCGTCTATATTTTTAATATTCTGCCCTTCTAATTGTGATTGCCTAACTTCTTGTTGCCCTTGTGCTTGTTGCTCCGCTATATCAAGTTGTCTATTACTTCTTGCATCTTGCTGTCCCCTAGAAAAGGCTTGCCCTAACCCAGATAAATCAGAGGCTCTAGCTTGTAATGGGATACTTGGATTTAATGGCATACCTTTTTCATATTCACATGTTTAAAGCCGTCAATTTCTTGTACAGCGTCAGGATTAACTTTTTCTACATCTTGAGCCATCACATTTATATATATTTTATTGGTTGGGTCATCTTTGTATCTAAACATATACAAGGGTAATCCGTTGTCTAGTTTTCCAACTTTTTGAATATCAGTTTTTAACCTAATATCACAAGCAGCAACAGCACTAGCACCGCCAGCAGGACCACCGTCAGCAGGACCACCGCCAAACGCACCAGCGGCGGCTTTCATAAGATCGCCTCTTCCTTGGTTTATGGCATTTCTGCCCCCAATTATTCCTGCCGCTTGAGCATTGCCAATACCCTGTAAAGTGTTTCCTACCGACTGCCCTGTTTGTTGTGAAATGTTAGCTTGTCCAGCGGCGGCGTTAGCCCCTAAGCTTGCAAGCCCAGATCTTTGTTGGATTGATTGATCGACTAAATTCGTGCCTAATAATAATAAACTATTTTGTAAAGCCTCCGCAGTTCCCCCACTTCCTAATTTTCCAGTTGTCGCTTGATTAGATAATAAAGTTTCCGATGCTTGATTAGATAACGCTTCAAAAAAAGGGTTGTTTTGAACAAAGTCTAGTTGTTTGCTAGGGTCATTAACTAAGTCTTGTAGTCCTGGCAAAGCGGATTCCCCCGCTTTTTTAAAAGGATCTAAATCCGCCCTCGCTATATCCCTAGATTCTCTTTGAAAAGCGATAGACTCCCTTCCCCCTCTTTCTTGAGCCTCGGCACCAAGCCTTGCCGCTTTCGCCGCTTGCTTGCCACCTGTAACACTATCTACAATCCCCTTTACTTTAGACATAATTTAATATAGTTATATTTCGTGTTATTTTTAATATAAAAAAGATTTAATTTACACACTTCTACAAAACCGTTATTCAAAGCAAAATTAATTACCTCTTTATATAAAGTTGGTATTTTGCAACTTAGAGGTTTATTAAAATAAGATATTGCTAGTTTTAAACATTCTTTAGCGTATTTGTGTCTATACTTTTTTAATATCTGATAATGAAAATCACTATCCTCATTATCAGCTAATCCAATAATTTTATTATCGAGGTAAAAACCGCAATAATTTTTTGTATCAAATTTATAGTTATTCTCTTTTATAAGTTTTAAAAAATCTTTTAATTCTGGGGTTGTGTCGTCCGAAATTCTGTTATAAATATCTGGATCAAATAAAACCCTTTTTATTTCGCTTATTGTTGGTTCTTTGGTTGTAATCATATCATATATCCGAACAAATCCACCGCCCACCGCTCAGTTGTGGCATTAGATGCAGTTTCAATTATAACCCTAAAACTAACATTAGAATTTTGAGTTGTCAACTCTATTGCATCGCTCGGCTTATCAATTAGGAAATTATCGCTATTTGTTACGGTATATGTTACACTATTTAAAAAATCATCATAAGAACCGTTGCCACCAAAAGAGGCGACCGCTTGCGTTGATTTTGAACCTGCTGTAAAATCTGTTGTTCTAATAACCACATACAAAGGAATAAAATTTTTATCACTAGGTACTGCGAATAATTCTGCACTGCCTGTTGTTGTAGCATCGATATTTTCCGTCGTACTAATAAGAACAGGTTGTTTGTTGCCATTTAAACTAAACCACATTTGATATAATGAATCTGTAAGCTCTTTAAAATACAAAGAAAGCTCTTTATCCTCTTGTATAATTTGGGGAATATTTCTAGGTATCGGATTTAATTCTATCATGTGTTGATCTCAAATTCTGCGTAAGATGTTTTAATCGTAAAAGACACAGGGTCAGAGATTTTGATTCTAAAGATTCTTGAGTAAAATCTGCCTAAAGCCCCCCATTCTACCCTATAATTAAAAGCTCCTTGTACGCCAATATTACCCCTCAATTCCGTGCCAAAAGTTCGCCCTCCATCATCTGAAAAAGAAAGCATTACTTCAGGAGTTGAGCCTTGGCCACTTAATAAACCAACGCCACTTTCCATATTTAAAACAAATTTATTCATTGTGATAAATTGATCTGGAAACCCGAAACTTTCTCCATCGATCAAAGCAGTGTCTCTTTGTCTAATAATAACCTCATTATTATCTGTGTGAGTATCAAAGCTTAGTTGGTAGATATTGCCATTCTCACAATCTTCAACTAAATCTTTATTATAAATGTTTATGTAAGAATTAGCTTTATTTCTAAAATCTTTAGTGCCAGTTGACCATTGAAACCAATCCCCCCCCTCTATATATACCCAAGTTCTATTTGCGGTAGGGAAGGTTAGAACAATAAAATTTCCACCCATCAACTTCATATTCCATACTATCACATCGCTAACAGTTGAATAAGTTTGAAATTCTGTAATTAAAGCGGTTGGAGTAACGCTAGTTTTAGACGATCTATTTAGTTGGTATAACTCCCTGTCATCAGCAAAGAAATATATTAAGTCATCTGTATTAGTAACACCATGAAGTCCTGCCAACCCTTTTTCTATTGTTCCGCCTTGCACTCTATCAAAAGGGGGGCGACCAACTCCACTATTCCACCATTGCTCAACAGTTTTTTCTCCAAACATATAAACTATCTGGTCAAAAACATACACTCTGATTAAGTTATCCGCTTTGCTTTCTGCTGTAGCATAGTTTAATCCATTAATACTGGATGCATCTCCAACATCAGAAACGCCAAATTGGTCGTTGTTGCCATCATATATAGCTTGATTATTTAATACTGCTACAGAATCAGGGCTTTGTAAGTCAATATCCGTTACTTGCGTAATTGTTGTCCCGTTATAAATAAAAGCTTTTCTATCGGCTATTATAATTAAATCATTGCCTAATTTATCAAAAATACACTTCTCGCCACCTTGCACATTTCCAATTAATGTATGCACACCCAAAGAATCCACGGAATATAACTTATTGCCACAAACTCTATGTAGTAAATCGTTATACTCAACCATTCCCCGACCAGTACCACTCACAGAACCAAACAATGATTGTCCTACAAAATTAGTTAAAATATATTTATCTTTAACAATTTGATTGTCTATCAGTTGGGGGAAGAGGTTTTTAGTTACTTGTGCGGAGACTGGTAACGACCTATGTTTAAATGTTCCTCCTGTTAGGTTGATAGCTCTTTTCATTAAAAACTGGTTGGGCTTGATGAAGAGACTTCATCATTAGTTACTAATTCTCTGATTGTTTTTTCTGCCAACAATGAGTCGTTGATTATTCTAACCGCTCTATCATTAGATACGCCATATGTCATATAGCAATTTTTAGCAACTAAAGAGGTAACATAAGGCACTAAATCATTAGGCACTGATCCAGTAGAAGCCCAACTTGCTAGTTGTTTCGTCTTCAAATACTCGTAAATTTCATCATAAGCTTGCTCTATTCTAGTAGCATCTTGAGATTGTAAAGATTGCCCTAGTTGTAATATACCCAAATAATCATTAGCAACTCTATCTCTAATTTGTGCCTTTGTTAGTGCCATTTATTTTTTAAAAAGTCCTTTTATACCTAAGTTTTGTTTTTTTATAGTCGCATCAATCCGCTTATCAATACCTCTATTTTCGTCGGCTCTTTGTTTAGCTTCCTTATCTTGTATAGTTATTACTTCCGCTTTCACAATTCCTTCCTGAAAAGATGGGTTATTTTGCAGTTTATTAATAATAAATTCATTGCTAAGTGTGTCGTCTATATTAACTGACTGCCCCCTAACAAAAGGTATTTTCCCCATAAAATTTATACTATAAGGACTATCCTCCCCCTTCCCTATATATGTAAAAGTTTTAATTTTTGTTGCTGTCATGTTATATGTTAAATTGATTATAATTGAGGGCAGAATTAACTACCCTCTTTTATATTAATCTAAGATGTAGTAAAGATCAAGGGTAATTGTTCCTGTTTGATCAGTAGCCGCATCAGTTAAAGACCCGTAAACCGTTAATGGGTTTTTAGGATCCTCAGTTTGCCCACTTACTAAAGTGTAAGCTTTCACTCCACCATTAGCAACATCACTAATTAAAGGATAGCCAATTGTAGAAGCGGTTGCCAAAGTTACTAAACCGTTGCCAATCGCATCTGGATCATTAGTAATATCTCCACTAGATAATCCAAAGTCCATAATAGGCGCTCCAGTTGTTGCGCAATCATCACAGTAAACTCTAGAAGAAGATAAAATCCTAGCTCCTGATGGTATTTCTCCAAAATCAACAGTGCTAGCGGTATCACTAGCTGTAAATTCAATAGTAGAAGTTAGGTTTTTCACATTGCCCGACTCACCTTTGCCTATCACAAGGTTTTGTGCTGCTCTCTGTTCAGTAGCTGTAAAAGTATTAATAGCCATAATAAAAATAAATTTGAAGTTGAAGGGGTAGAATTAACCACCCCCATAAATTAAGCGTCTAAAGAAGCTGAGTGATAATGAGTAACCATACCATGCTGCTTATTATTAAAGAAAGTTTTTTTAATATCATGCTTCATAGAAATACCAACACCAGATAAATGACCGTAATCATCTTCTTTTCTAGTCTGGAATTGAGCGTCTCTACCTCTACCAAAAATAATTGATTGAGCGCCACATAAAAAGCCTACACCAACTCTAGAAGAAGAAGCACCAGAATCAGCTAAAGAATCGCCAACAGCGTTTGCCCCCCAGATTCCGTCAAACTCTCCCGAGCCTGTCCCGTCGATAAACTTATCTAAATCAGCAACTTCTTTAATCAGGATATTATCCCACATTAAATCGCCACCTTTAAACAATGGGTTAGTTTTACCCCTAGCCATTGCATCACGGTTAGCATTTTGCATTGTAGTTGATTCTCTCAAATCTCTAAAACTATATTTACCACAAAAATAAATATAAAACGGTTCATCTCCATTTAAAGTAATAGGTCTGATTAATGGGTTAGCATCTGCCGCAATCCTTTTTAATAAAGTTAAGGCATCAGTTGTTAACTTATCATTAGTAGTGTCAATAGTTCCTAAAGAAGTCGTGTGNTCTCCTGCTGTCAAGTTTGATTTAGCCGCTCCATACAACAAACGATCTGAATTATTAGTTGTGTAAGTATCTAAATTAGCTGCACTTGCCGCACTTGATCCAGTAGATCCAGTAGATTCTCCACCACCATAGTTATAATAAGTTCCGCCTGCTTCAATAGCTCCTAGAGCTTGGATAATAAGATCTCTCTTCTTTTCCATTGTCCAGTTCATTAAAGATGGTTTTGATTCTGCAAACAGACTGAATTCAGATTTTTCGTTTTCCTCATTGTCAATCAATACACCATTCCTCATATAAGTAGGTTGGAAAGTCATTGCATAATTAGACAATACTTCTTCATTACCTGTTAATTGAGAAGATCCTCTGACACCTGAACCAGATAGTTTTGCAACTAGAGGGATTGAATGTTTTTTAAGGTCTGTATTAGTTTGAATTAGAGCATTTTCACCTGCTCCGATGTAAGGAGCGAATACCCCACCTCTTACATATTCTTTAATAACTTTCTTTTGAAAGTTTGTTACTTGGTTAGCTGTTGCTATACTTGAGTTAGCCATTATTAATTAAAATTAATGACAACTGGTTAGAGTTTAAAAAGGGGAATCTGCGAATAAATCGTCTTCAACCTCTACATCATCAACTCTAGCACTTGTTGCCTTATTAAAGCTTGGTAAACTAGCTTTAGAAGACTGACTTTTTTTTAATTGCGTTCCTGCAAGTTCTGCTAAAATTTCCTTTCTAATCTGTTCTTTTAAATTCTCCTTATATTTAGGATCGCTAAAAGATTGATTTTCAATATGTGTCTTAGCTGTGTCATAAGCAAATAATGCTGGATTATCGGACTGTCTTATTTGTTGTGATAAATAAGGGTTGTCTTTTGCCAAATCTATAAACTTAGTCTCCATTTCTGCGTAATCAGGATATTTATCAGGCATAGTCTGAATAAATCCTTTGCTCATAGCAACCTTTGTTTGAAATAGTTTTTCGTCAAAAGATTGTTCTGTATGCTTTAAAGCTCCCTCTGGGTCGTCTAAGACATCTGGTCTTTTAACTTCCGTATTAGTGAACTCTTCAAGCTTACGCTTTAACTCATTGTTCTCGCTTTCAAAAATTTGTCTCTTTCTTCTTTCGTCAATTACCGCTTTTTTTGTCCAAGATTCTACGGATTCTTCTTTTTGTTCAATTACTTGATCTGGCTTTAAATCCTCCTCTTGTTCTTCACCTTCTTGTTTTTGTTCTTTAGGTTCTACAACCTCCGCTTCTTCTTTAGGTTCTGCAACCTCCTTATCGTCGCTCTCTGCGTTTTCCGTTATATCTTCTTTTTGCTCGTTGTCGTTAAAGACATCAAAGTTTTCTAATTTGTTATCTAACATTTTTATATATTAAATCGACCGTGATGCGTCGTCCATATCGCCCGAAAACCTCGGCGGCAGGGTAATACAATTATAACCTAACTTACAAAAGTTAATTGTCAATATATATGAATCAAGATTTACTTACGATAAAATTTGCCAAAGTTATCAAAATATCAGATGTTATGTTTAAACTTGTTGTTGTCATAACTATATATTTACTTGGGGGTTGTTATCGCCATTTATCAATAATATTTGATTTTCAATAGCTGTTTGCTCTGCTTTTTTAGTTGTTAATTGAGCATCAGCAAACATTTTAGCGTTTTTAGTTTGTGCTTCTTGCGTCTGCATCTGTTGTTGCCCTCCTAACGCTTGAGCTTGTGCCTGTCTTCGTTTTTCAATTTTTTCTATCAACTCATCTTTATTTTTTAATTGTGATAATTCGATTAACTCTATTATATCAATATCTTTTGAAGATTGTGCGAATTGTGCGATAGTGTCAAATTGTTCTTTTTGAATATTAATAACATCAAAAGATTGATCTAAAATAATATCTGCATCTAATTCTGGGGTAGCGTTTTTAATCTCAACAATAGTCTGTAATCTTGGATCTTGTGATTGCATCATAGTTTGAAATGTTGCACTAGCTCCAATCCTCATATTCTCTGGTTTTGAATCATCATTAATAATATCTTCCAACATCTCTTGTAATGTGATTTGAGTATTTAAACCCACCCATTTTAAATTATCTTGATCGTCTGTAATTCTGATCCATTTTTCACTATCCCAATATTGCTTGACTGACGCCCAAACTTGCCTAAACACTCTTTTTTCCCAATTCGCAAAACCAGTGTATAAAGAGTTGATCTCCATTGAGCCGGCAGATTGTAATTTATCTATTGCTACGCCTGACAAATCTCCGCTTTGCCTTTCCCCTGATAGTTGAGCATTAAAAGACACAGCGTCTAGCTCCGCTTTAGCATCTTGATAAACTTGAAATTGTCCTATCGACATATCTCCAGTGTTTAAGACTTGGAAATCTTGAACATCACCATTGTAAGTAATATGTCCATCGGGTTTTGCTAATTCTCTTTTTAATTTACCGACATCAGGAATAGCTCCATTTTTAGCGATCGTTTGCCTCGTAGATAATAAATGTAAAGCTTTTGAGCGACGGTGATTTATTTCATCTTGTTGAGATAAAAACCCCTTGACTTCACCATATCTATTATTTAAGCGGTCTATATATGCACTATCCGCTATGATCGGGCAAGTAGGTTCTCCATCTTCATTTAAATATGGGCTGTCTTGTGGTTTTAGTAAAAAGCTAGTGCCACTAAAAATTGCAACCCTCCAAACTCCTTTTTCTAAGTAAAAATGCTGAACTACCCTAAACCTTCTTCTATGAACATCTTTAATAAACCATTCAATCTTATCTTCAAAGGTGTTATCTAGGCTTGTGTCTGATTCTTGAGCTAACTCATCTAAGTTTGCGTCTGGGAATAGTCCTAAGACCTCCTCTTCATCTAACCACATCACTTGGCCTAAAAACTTAGCATCTGTAAAATCTCGTTGCCTACTGTAAGGATCAAAATAAAATCTATCCCAATGAATTCTATTTATAGTAATTTCAAAACTACCCTTCTTTTCTTCAACTTCCACTATGCAGGCACAATAACCTTCAACAGCCTTATCTTCAAAACAAGCGGCTTTAAGCGTGTCAAAGTCGTTATTATCACTAATAAAGCGTAAAGCATCAGTAATAGCGAACGCCGCCCCTTCGTCTTGATCTTTGTTTCTGGGGTATGCTTTAATATCCGTTTTTCTAATTTCTAATAAACCTTTTAACCCCTCAACTTTCGGTTTCACCCTGTTAATTACTACTGGGGCTTGATTCCTTCTTTTTAGGATCGCTACTTGCTCGTTACTCCATTGCTTACCGTCATAATAATCTCTAGCAAGTTCTGATTGATTCCTAGCTTCTAATGTTGTATTTAAAAAACTCTCAACCTGTCTTTTTAGTTTTTCTAATTCATCTGTCATATTAATTCAATAGCCAATCATTATCAGACTCCTCCTCATCTGAGTAATCATTCATTATAACAGGCTTTTTTAATTCGTCAAGGGTTGGTGCGAATGTTTGATCTAATATTCTTCCAAATAAGCCGCATACATCGACTTTATCATCAAACTTACCACTTGGAAACGATATTAATTGATCTATTAAAGTGTCTCCCCAACTGCCGTATGGAATCCATACTTTATTTTGTGAGGCTAACCCCTGAAATGATCTAGCATTAGCTTTTTTATTGGCACTGGATGTTATCCATTCTTGACGGAAGTAACATTTTTGTTTTTGCATTTCTTTAGTGAGAAAAGGCTCTATTGATCTTCTTATCAATCCACCCTCTGCAACTGAAACTAGGGGTTTTATTTTTTTAACCAAGATAATTAATTGGTCAATCCATTTATCAGGGGCTGTTTGTCCGCTCCACCAATCCAACATCCACAAATCTTCATTAATATCAAACCCAGCCGCCCCAATCTCTGTAAAATCTCCTTGACCGTCTGAGACTGCATAATCCCCAGCAATGTATTTAATTAACCTCTCAGGCTCTTGTCCTATTCTGTAACGCTTAAACCACTCTTTCTTAAAGAAAGTTCCTTCTTCGGGCGTTGGTACTCCTTGATACAAAGAAGACCATGTTGAGCCTGCCTGCGTTCTTTTAGTTTGCTCCCACCATTCTTGATTAAACCAATCTAGCCATAAGAAATCTCCAATCTTTCGATTTAATGGGTCTGTTTTATTTTGACACTCTGCT